ATTCACCGAGACGAAAAAGCATCCGAGGCAAAACGCTCTCTCATCCCCGAGGAACGAGAAAGAGCTTTGGAAATCATAAAAAGTGCCGTGGAAGTAGAAAAAGAACATACTCGTTATCTTTTAAGAGAACCGGTTATTTCAGAAGATGTCGACAAAGAAGCAGGGATGACGGTGGAAAACTTGGAAGGATATATTGAAATGTTAGCAGACCAAGTTTCTGTTTTGTGTGGAATGGATGTCATCTTCGGTACTAAAGTTAATCTTCCATGGATGGAAGATATTAATCTTTCTCAAAAAACTAATTTCTATGAAAGGAATGTTGTCGGGAGTTATCGTAAATTTAACCCTGCCTCTGCTGTAGAATCTAACGAAACTGAGAATATCTCTTTTGATAATCCAGAAGATGAAGATTTCTAATTTAGAAAAAAGAGATTAATACTCATAATAAAAATTATGAGTAGATTTGAATTCACTAAGAAAGAAGTAGAAGAATATTTGCAAAGTATAGATTATAAAAAATGTAAGATTAAAGAAATGTTGTACTTTTACAAAAATAAAGAATTGTCTAATTATTATAGAGACCCTGAATCATTCCAACAGATATCTTCTATTATGAAACTGATTGATAAATATTCTAATTTGAGTAACCGTGAAACAACTATTGATATTTTCTCTAGATTATCTGAAGTTTTGTGTAGAAAATTAAATACAAGAAATTATTTTAAAGTAGTGGATAAACTTAAATACCACAAATATAAAGATGATAAAGTGGTTTTTAATTTTATTAAAGATTTAAGAAGAAATAACAAAGGTAGAAACTTTTATTATACTCAAGATAAAGAGTGTCAAGGAAGAAATATTATTGCAGAAAATATAGAGTATGTGATGAGAGATTTAAAATTACCTAAGAATTTAATTTATTTAGATTATGGTTTTGGAGATGGCAGTAAAACTATGGCAGTAAAAAATAAATTGAATATACCAATCGAAAATGTACATGGTTTAGAAGTTGAAGTAGTGTTTGATGGACAAGAAAATTCTAGAGAGAAAATAAAATTTGATTATCAGATAATTAAAAAAGACGGAAAATTAAATTACCCAAACAATACTTTTAATTTTGTGACAGCTTTTGTTAGTTTACATCATGTCACTTATTTAGATTCAACTTTAAAAGAACTGAATAGAATAATCAAGAAAGATGGTTATTTATTAATCCAAGAACATGATTGTATAGATATTATTGATAAAATGTTAGCTGATTTGGAACATACTTGGTGGAGAATGAACAACGCATTTGCTAGTAAAAAAGAGATTAATTTTAAAGATTTGGATAGTAATAATTATTATTCTTGGTTTGAATGGGATATCATTATGAGAGAATATGGTTTTAAAAAGGTTAAATACTCCGTACATGAGGCTGGGCAAAAAGAGAGGATTCAGCCTACTAGATTATATTATTTGGTTTATCAAAAAATATAATCTAGTAGGTTTATCAAAAAATATAATCTAGTAGGTTTATCAAAAAATATAATCTAGTAGGTTTATCAAAACTGGAAATGAAATTTCTATATTGAAAAAATATAGAAAAATGGAATGTGATAGATGTCATTATATTGCAAAAAGATGTCTCCCAAAAATCAAATATTATAGTTTTTTAGATGATATTTCTTATTCTCTCAGAAATTGGTATCAGAAGAAAAGAATGACAATTCAAAATAAAGTAAAAATACTCCAATCACTTACATTGAAAGAAAAATTTAATCCTTATTTTAAATCTCAAATAGAAAAAGAATTATATGGAGGAGAAAAAATCAAACCATTTAATTTGGAAAAATGTAAAACATGTGGAAAAGAAAGAGAAGAACAAATAATGATATATATTAAACACCAATTAATTACTAAAATATTTGATTTTTTTGGAACCAACCAACATATTCTGATAGATTCTGAAAAAGAAATAGTAGAAAAATATCTTTTCAAGTATGGAGATAAAATTATTTGCGATGAATGGAAAGGGAAAGATTATTATTACACAGAAATTTTTGGTGTGTCATACTATCTAAAAGATATTATTGATAAAGAAAGATATCAAGAAAGAAAAAAATTAAAGTTAGACTCTACTATATATTTTCATCCAAAAGCATCCGATGGTTTTGCTCAAGAATGTTGGGAGGCAATAGATGCATATCAAACTATGTACCATGAACTTGTTAAATCGAGAAGTTAATATTATATAATGAAATTATAAAAGAAAATAAAATGAAATTACATATCATAAATTTGAAAGAAAGAACAGATAGGAAATATCATATGGAACAACAAACCAAAGATTATGGGTACCGATACCAAATAATAGAAGGTATCAGAGGAGACGGGTCATTTGGTCCGGGTATGTCTCATTGCAAGTGTATTGAACATGCTATTGATAATCAATTAGACATGATTTTAGTTTGCGAAGATGACGTTTTGCTTAAGAGAGATACAATATCTAGATTACAAACATTAATACAAAGTTTACCACCTGATTGGGATTTATTTCTAGGAGGCGCCAGTGGATTAAATAGTTGTATTAGACTAAATGATACTATTTTTAAAGTTGGTGATTTTTCAGGTCTTCATTTTGTAGTATACCGAAATACATCATATCTTAAAGTTTTGAAATGGCTAAACACGAAAAAATTTAGAAGATTTAGAAGATTTTCTAAATATCCTCATATAGACAGATATCTTGGAAAAATGTCTAAAAAAGGAGATTTGAATGTATATGCTCCTTTTAATTTCCTAGTAGATACATATGTTTCTTATTCTGATGTCAGAAGAATTCATACAGATGATACCAAATTATTTGACAAAGTTGTAAATTATCTCAATACTTTATTATAATATATTATATGAAAAAGAAAAAAATATAATATTTATATGAAAAAGAAAAAAATATAATATATTATATGAAAAAGAAAAAAATATAATATATAATAAAATGGTAAATAAATTAGCACCTTCACAAGAAAGAATTTTCACATCTCTTTTTGCTCTTGCAGTTATTTCACTTCTTGCCTTCGCAGTTCTCTTCTTTATTCTTTGTTCCACTCAAGATTTAGCAAACACAACAACTAACACTAACAAACCCATTTTAGGTCAGTTTGATTCTACCGGTGCATCTATTATTATTATTGGCATGCCTCTTCTTTTTATTCTTTTGACTCATTTATATCTCCATGCTTATAGAATGTAATTATAGTTTTCGTGTGATTGGAGAACACATTTATAATAATCATAAATCTTGAAATTTCATGTATAGGGGTACATGAAATTTGTAAATTAAAAATGATATCCTTATGAAGAATAAAACTAAAAAGGATGACTGATAAAACAGTAAGAACCGAACGCAAATTGACTGATTACAGTGGTTTATCCGCCATTAATCATGTCTATAAAATTCCAGATACTTATATTGGTTCTACTAAACCACAAAAATTTGAAACCGATATCCTAAATCTTGAAACTAAAAAATTTGAAAAATCTAAACTGACACTTCCACAAGGAGTTCAAAGAGTTTTCTTAGAAATTATTTCAAACGCCGCTGACAATGTTGATGCTTCTCGACGTGCTAATGTTGACCCCGGTGATATTTCTGTTACTGCAGATGAAAACAAAATAAGTATTAAAAACGGCGGACTCCATATTCCTGTTAAGAAAATTTCTCTAATTAAGAATAATGGAAACACCGCTGTTGGTGATTATAAAGAAGGAATGTCAGAAGATGAATGGTGCTGGTTGCCTGCTTTCATTTTTGGTCAGTTTCGTTCTTCTAACAATTATGATGAAAATGTTAAAAGAATGGGATGTGGTCGAAATGGATTTGGTGCCAAATTGACTAATATCTTTTCTAAAATTTTCACTGTCACCGTGGAAGACCCTGATACTAAACAACGTTTTGTGGGTGTTTGGAAAGAAAACATGTTCAAGGATGATGAAAATGGAAAACCAGAAATAACTATTGAGAAGGATACTGAAATCAAAAAAGGTTCTGTTTCTGTTTCTTGGGAACTTGATTTTCCAAGGTTCAAAATGACTAATTATTCTCAACAGGACCTCCAGTTTTTTGCTCGAGTGGCGGTTGATTTTTCCTTCACATGTAAAATTAAAACTCATTTCAATGGAATTGAACTTGATTATCGAAGTATTAAAAATTATGCTTCGTTAATTTGGAACGAAGAAGAAATGAAAAATCATATTATACATTATGTTTGGGAAGATTCTGCTCCAGACACTCTGAAAAAGGCAAGATTGGATACTCAGGAGAAAAAGATTTTAGAAGCTAAAAAACCAAATCATATCCCAGAAGTAGAAATTTTGATTGTAGATACACCCGACAGTTCTAACAATATTTCTTATGTCAATGGTTTAGTGACCGCTGAAGGAGGTGTTCATGTAGACGCTGTTCAGGATCCTATTTTCAAAACTATTTCTGCTCTGGTTAACGGAGAAAAGAAACGAGGAAAGAAAGGAAGTATGACTATTTCTGCCAAGAATATTAAAGGTCATCTTTCTTTTGTAGTCAACGCTCGTCTCGCCGATCCAGAATATACATCTCAATCTAAAACCAAACTTTCATCTCCGAGTATTAATGTTACCTTTCCAGAAAAAGTTTTGAAAAATCTTCAAAACTGGGATGTTATTACAAGAATGTTTGCTGAAATGGAAGCCATGGCAGTCACCAAAGCATCTAAAAACGACGGAACCAAAAGAAAACATATTTCCATGGACAAAGGAGAAGATGCTAATCTTGCTGGAACTAAGGATTCATCTAAATGTTCTCTATATCTTGTTGAAGGTCTTTCTGCTGCCAATTATCCTCAAAAAAGGATTTGTATGCTGGAAGGAGGAAAAGATTACAATGGTTATATGCCGCTCAAAGGAAAATTTATGAATATTACTAAAGCAAAAGCCGCAAAGTATGCAGAAAATACTGTTGTTGGAATGATTAAACAAGTGGTTGGTTTGAAAGAAGACGTGGATTATGAAAAAAATGAGAATATCAAAACTCTTCGCTATGGGTTTATTATTCTAACAGTCGATGCTGATGATGATGGAATGCATATCTTAGCACATGTTCTTAATTTTTTTCGAGAAAAATTTCCAGGTATTTTGAAACGAAACATGATTGGATATCTTCGAACTCCAGTTATCAAAGTTTTGAGAGGTGATAAAATCAGTAAACGATTTTTTACTGTACCGGATTTTGAAAAGTGGAATGAAAAGAACTCTCTCAGAGGTTTGACAGTTAGATATTATAAGGGACTCGGAACTTCTAATGACGATGATATCAGAGATGATTTGACAACTTCGCCAACAGTTATCTGTTTTTATGATACTCAGTGTGACGAAAATCTTGATTTAGCTTTCCATGAAGACAATGCGGACCAGCGAAAAACATGGATTGAAAAGTGGCGAGATGTGACTCAATGCGATGATGTTATTTCAGTTGATATTAAAAGTATTCGAAAAACAGAAGATAAACTTCTTCAAGCACAAGATATTTCTCAGTTTATTAATCGTGAATTAATTGGGTATTCTGTCGCTTCGCTATTTCGAGCTATTCCTTCTGAATTTGACCATTTGAAGGATTCCCAAAGAAAAGCATTATACTCTGCGTTATCGTATTTCAATTATGACCCAAAGAAAGGAAAGTCTATCAAAGTTGGTCGTTTCTCTAACAAAGCAGCAGATATGACTCAGTACCATCACGGTGAAAAATCTTTGATTGATACTTTCATCAAGATGGCACAAGATTTTATCGGTTCCAACAATATGGGGTATTTCAAGAAAGATGGTCAGTTTGGAGCTCGAGCGGATGGAGGTGAAAATGCAGCAGATGCTCGTTATTCAGAGACTCATCTCGCATGGTGGATTCCTTTTGTTTATTATAAAGAATCAGTGGAATTGGTCAAGAAACGAGTGATTGATGACGAAGAATGCGAACCTTTGTGGTTGCCCGGTGTCATTCCGATGGGAATCGTTAATGGAACAAACGGAATTGCTACTGCTTTTTCCACTTCTACTCCATGTCACAACCCAATGGATGTAATTAAATGGTATCGAGAAAAATGCAAAGGAAAAGAGCCCGTGCCTATTCCACCATGGTACAATGGTTTTACCGGTAAGATGAAAATTATTAATCGAAGTTCTCGTAAAAAAGGAAATATTGTTGTAGAAGACAGTGATGAAGAAGGAGAAGAAATTTTACCAAGTGATATTAAACCTAACAAACCATTTACAGGACATATCAATCTAGACCAACTTTCTGAAGAAGAATTAGAAGAAATGGACCAAGAAAGTTTGGCAGTTTTAAAACATTCTCAAGAATCTAAACTGACACTAAAAACTTATGGAAAATATGATATTGTTGGAACTCATAAAAATGACGGACCTATTATTAAAGTAACAGAACTTCCTATCAAATCATGGATTATTCGTTATCGAAAATGGTTAGAATTTTTGGTACAAGATAAGAGTAAACCTATCTTTGATTTCAAAGATAACTCAACAACTGAAAAACCAGAATTTCTAATTCATTGGAACAAGAATTATCGTTGTCCTAATCACCGGACTTTAAAATTAACTCGAAGTTTTGGAATTACCAATATTACTTTGATTGACCATCTTGGATTTCCAAAAAGATATAATTGTATCCAGCAAGTAATGGAAACATATTTCAAACATATGATAATGCATTACACGGCTGTTCGACAAAATAGAATCAAGTTCGAAGAGAAAAGGATGATTGATATCAGTTATAAAATGAAATTTATTGTTCATGTTTTGAAACAAGATATTACAATTATTAAAGTGAAAGAAGATGTTATTAAAGAAAAAATGGAACAATTTGAAATTCCGTTTGAATACTATGAAAAATCAAAAGGTCGTGATTTTTCTGTAGAATCTGTTAACAGATGCAAAGAACAATTAGAAGAGTCTAAAGCAAAATTACAAATTGCTAAAGATACTACTGCAGAACAGATTTGGTTAGAAAAACTAGATATTTTAGAAAAAGAACTCAAGAAAAGATATATCAAGGGGGTTCTTCATATGAAAAAATAATATTATTATTTATTATATATAATATAATAAATAGATAGATAATTTAATGAATAATATATTATATATAATATAATAAATAGATAGATAATATAATAATATAATAATATAATAATATAATATATAATATAATAAATAGATAGATAATTTAATGAATATTATATAATATATAATATAATATATAATATAATAAATAGATAGATAATTTAATGAATTTCAATAAATACAGGACGATGGTCTGAGTAATACATATCATACCACTGAGCTGGATTCGAAGGATATCCTGCACATCTTCCTGTTATATTTCCTCCTCTGAAGAAACCCCAATCAGTAGTTGTGAGAGCCATTCCTTGTTCATTAACTTTTCTTGAATCATTATTATAAATTTCATCTTTTAAAACTTTAGATTCTTTCATATTCGAAAAATCCCAATGCTCCATTTCGTTATTCATCCCTGCTTTCCGAAAAGTATCTAACACCAAAGTTTCGTCTTTATTACTTAGAGATTCGTTAAAATCTCCAAAAGCACCGACAAGTTTGCTGTTAACTTTACCACTTTCAGTAAAGATTTTACCATCAACCAATTGGTCAAAACGAACTTGAGTATTGTTAGTTTTAGATTTTAAATGAACCAAAGCAACAAAATAACCCAGTGGACTTGAAATTTTGATGTATGGAGCACCAGATGTTTTCATTTTTCCTTTTTCTTCATGAGTCGCAATAGCATGAGGTTTTACCTCAACTTTGAGATCTACGAATTTTTCTTTAGGATAAATAAACAATATTCCATCTGGGTTTTCTTCAACAGGTTTGGCACAATGTTCACCTTTGGTAGCAAAATCGACTCCCAAGTTTAATTTTTTCAAACCATTTAACAAACGAGGGTTATTTGCAATAGAAGTATTTACTTCTGTCAAAACAACAGTAGGTCTGTTTCCATTGTCAAATATATGAAGTATGGTATCGATAATATTTTCAACTCTTTCGGGATATTCCCGATGCTTAGCACAAAGTCCAACAGCTTCAATATTCCAATTTATGGTATAACTAAAAGCTTTTTTGAGGAGAAGTATTTCTTTTTTCTTTTGAGTTAAGAAAAATTCATATCCAGCAAAGAAGAGAGATATCAGCAAAAAAAGCGGAATAATCATTATAATATTCATGGTTTAAATTAAAAATTATATTTTAAAATATCAATTTTGTATTAATTTAACAATAATACAAAATTTATTCAACATAAAATATGAGAAATAATAGTAAAAAGAAAAAATCATCTAATCCTACAAATAAAGGTGCTTTTAATGCTACAGTTATAGATACAAGAAAGAAGATAAAAACAGAAAAAGATTTGAATAAGAAAATTAAACATAATGATTTAGCAGATGCTGGAAAGATTGTAAATAATGGAAATTATTATTGGTATTACAAAGTTCCAATTTGGTATAAATTTCTTTGGTTAATAGATGCATTTATCACCGGTCTTGTTTATTTAATAACGGCAATCGTTCTCTCATGGAGCGTTGATGAATATTTAGTAAAATCATTAGATAGAAACGATTCTAAGTTTTTTGTTTTTATTCAAGCATGTGGCGAAGTCATGTATTTAATTCTTGTCTTCTATTTTATTATTTGGTTTTATGGAAACTATTTCCCTGATTTGTGCTACAAACCACCAAAAGAACATATTTATTTGAAGAATTACGCAACTGGGTTCTTTGTTTTGTTTGGTATTTTTGCTGCAGAACCAAAACTTGTGGAAAAATTCCAATTTGTATTTGATACAGCAGATGACCAGAAATCAGAGAAGTTGGATAATTTCTTGACCTGCTGGGACGATATAAGCATAGGTAATATAGGAGGATGCAATGCTGTTACAACTAGACCCTAAATTTTCATTATTTTAATAGAAAAATAATGAAAAATGGTACAAGATGTATATGTTAAATTGAGAGAAAATATGGATATAGATAAATTTTATCAAAAAATTAAGACATCTTATGAAGAATATGATAAGGTAAGATTTATTTTTGATACATCCGGAAGTAGTGTTAGTGTAGCTGATATGAATAAAGTAAAACAAGTTTTTGATAAGCTCGAAGATTTAACAAAAATTAAATTAGAAGAAACATGTATTATTGTCGACGGTGATATCAAAAGAACTATTATTTCCACATTTATTAAGTCTATCAAACAGAAGAGACCTGTTAAAATTATTTAATCATTAAAATATAATACTACTTTTCTTTAGACTGTCTATTTTATTCTTTTGACGATAATCTTTGATAGTTAAATAAGAAGATAAAATTAATCCGATAGTGGCTAAACCAACAAAAACGTCTTGATAAACTTTGTCAGAATCTTTAACAATATATACAATAATACCAAGAGCTGCAAAATATCTAAAAGCTGCATGATTTAAATAACCATTATGATCGTTCCATTGTGAAGCATTTCCAAGGAGATAGAAATAAATAGATAAGAGTAGAAACGTCCTGACATCCCATCTTTTTTCTTGGTCAACTAAAACAAATGGGATGATAACGAGGGAAGCAGCTATTAACCTATCAAAATTTCTCCAGAATCCTTTTTTAATAAAATCTTTTTTTCTCCAATACATGTATGTTGTTAAGATAACAACGAATGTTAAAATAGCAACAGCTAATTTTCCACCATCATGATATTCCCCAGAAGCAAAAATATAAATAGGAGCTGCTAAAGACATCAAAATAGAGTATCTTCCAACAGCCATCATCAAATCATTTCCTTTTAACATTTTTGTTAACTCATTATTTCTATTTATTATTTTTAAGATTCCATTTTGATTAATTTAATATCCCCTTGCTTGCAAAACTGGAAAACTAGATGGTGATTATTATATTCTTCCAAAAATTTAATTTCTTTAATTCCAGCAGCAATTAACAATCTAGTGCAAATAATACAGGGATAATGTGTGATGTATGCAGTGGCTCCTTGACAGCTAACTCCTCTTTTTGCACAATCGGTGATAGCATTCTGTTCTGCATGAACTGTAGCCTGTTCATGGTTACATATTACGATAGATTTATGAGGATATCCGGGTAAAAATCCATTATATCCTTGGGAAATAATTCTATTATCTTTTACCAAAAGACAACCTACTTGAAGTCTATGACACGGCGACCTTTCTGCTGTTACTTTAACTATTTTGGCAAAATATTGGTCCCAAGATAATCTCTTCTTATCGTTTTCCATTTTATTGTTACTTATCTTAATACATAATTATTTATAATCTATAAATAATTATTTTTCAATATAAACATTATTTAAAGGGACAAAATAATAAATAAGACTCTTACTTTTCTGAATAGAATCTTCAGAATCATTAACTTTGCATTTTTCAAATACAACTATTTTTGTCGGATAAGATTTTAAATCATTGAAATGTTTATACCCGTCTAATTTATAAACTTCTCCGTTTTTAAAAGAATACAAACCTTTTTTATCGTCAATTAAAGTTCCCAAATCATTATAATAAAATTTTTCTAGATATGTTTTTGAAAGGTGAACCAAATTTTCAACATTAAAAATTCCTATCTTGACATATTTTTTAAAATAATCGGTTAGAAATTTTATTTTAGTAAAAACTTCTTTAGCAGCTAAATAGTTCAAATTGTATTTCTTGCAAATTAAATTATAATTCTTAATATTTATTGTTTTTTCACTTATAATAATTTGAAGAAAAACTTTCAAATAAAGTTCAAAAATAGTTTCGTACGATTCTTTATAGTAATTTTGGATAATTTCTTCTTTTCTTGCTAAGTAGTCTTTTCTTGATTCTCCATAATTTTTATAAGGAAAATGAATAAAAGGGTAATTGAGTTCTGAAAAAACCAAAAAAACTATCATTGGAAAACTGGGTTCTCCATTCTTTATCCAATCTAATAAAAGACTTCCATTTACTACTTTTAAATTTAAATCCTTGGTAACTTTACCTAATTTGGTAATTTTATCATCAGGAGTGATATTTTCCAATATTTTTAATTTTTTAACTGTTTCCTTTATCCTTTCTTTTTTGATTAATGGAGAATAAAAATTTGTAACACCAATATTGAAATTAACAATCTCTAACATCTGTTTTTCTAAATTTGCTAAACCAAGAGAACTCAATTGAACTTTTTGAAGCTGTTCGAAAAAGTCTTCTGTGCATAATCTATAACAGAAACCATTTTTTAGATAAGAAGATTTTACTTCTGCTGATTGTTTTGAAGAATATTGATAAAATAATTTTTCGTTTTCATCTCTATATTCCGAAACCATAGAATCGATAACTCCATCAGGTTCTAAAAATATACTGTCTTCATACATTTCATCTATAGTAATGATTGTTCTAGTTCCTTTATTTAAAATTTTACTAAAATCAGAAATATTATTATAAGAGTAAATATTAATATTTTCTAATTTATCGTAGAGAGATTTATTTAAAAGAGATAAATTTCTTTTCCCTGAGTAAAAAATTAACCAAAGAGAAGTTTGTAAATATTCAACAGGTTTGTCAGTATGTAAAGTATTTGTTACATCAACAATAGCTTCTATTAATTTTAAAGAGTTTGGAGAAAAATTTTCGTTGTGATAAGATATTTCAAAATCTGTCTCGTTTTTTCCAAACTCTTGGATAGAAATTTTATCTAAATCAAAAGGTAATTCTGGTATTAAGTAACAATCTGTTGTAATTAATAAATAAGGTCTTGTGTCACTTCTTTTAAACATTTCAAGCCAAAGTAGAATAAAATAACTTTTTTCAGGAGTATCGAAATGAAAATCATTGATTAATAAAACATCACAAAAATCTATATTTCTTTTCTTTACATTATTAAGAAGAATCTTTTTGGTACTAGTGAAATCAGCTAAATATAAATCAGCTTTCTTCATCTCAACCTCCCCTGTTTTTATTTTATATGATTTGATTTCAGGTTTCCTTAATTCGATGTAGGAATGTAAATAAGAAGCCGTTTTATCATTTTGATAAACAGAAAAAACTCTAGCATTTCCATCCTTTGTCAGTTGGTGTAACAAGGATAAATGATCTTCTTTCCTGCAAGTTTTTTTCAATAAAGTTACAGGAGTGGAACTTATATTTTTTAAATTTAACATCTCAATTTTAAATTGTAAATATTTAAGATTGATATTCATTTTTAACAATATGTTCAAAATATCTTTAGTAAAAATTTCACCTTCCATAGAGAGGAGATAATTTAACATAAGCTAGGTTTGAATTTAAAGATTTAAAATTATTAGTTCCTTTCAGAACTTTAATTTTAGTATAATTAGAATCATATATTTCTTTTGGCTGATTTTCCTTTTCTTGAGTATTTTCCTCTTCTTCTAAATCATTTAAAAGAAATTTTTGACATTTCCATCTCCAATCTTTGTAAACTAAATCTTCCATTGATTTTGAGTAGAATCTGGTAAATTCCTTTTTCATAGTTTTACCTCCTTCTAATTTATTTTTAAAATCACCAGATTTAACTAACAAACCTAAAATATAATGAAAGGTGTTTTTTCTAAATTTAATGAAATTGTCAAAGACCCCTTTAATGTTTTCTTTTTCAAAGAAAACGTAAACTTCTTTCATTTTTGATAAGGTTTGTTTAAAGATAAAAATGATAATTTTAAATATTTAGTTTTCTAAAAATGCCAACATTATTTGAAAAAATAAACAAAGGTAAATCTAAAAAATTAACCAGCAAATCTAAACCTGAAAAGAAAAAAAGGGAAAAGGTTAATGCTGTAAATGTTTCTGATTTTCAGAAAAACAAGACCTCTGTTGAAATTTTTTTACGGGAACAAAAATTAAAACAACTTGAAATGGTTTCGATTGATTATTCTGTTATGACCCGTGATACATTAAGTAGAATTTCTGTTTGCGATGTAAAAAATATTAATAAAACTCAAGATTTGACAAATACAACTGACGACCCGAGACTTGGAACTATTGAAAATTATCGTTTATGTGCTACTTGTGAAAAAACAAATGAAGAATGTCCGGGACATCTTGGGATGATTAATTTGCCAGAAGACATTATTCATCCATTTTTTCGCTTAATTGCTATGAAGGTATTACAATGTGTTTGTAATACATGTAATAGTTTACTCTTGAGTGAAAAACATATTATTGAAAGCGGTTTAATACAAATTCAAGGTTTTGCTAGATTGAATAAAATAGCTGAACTTTCTAAAGACGGTAAAGCAAAATGTACTAACGGGTGCCCACCTAACCCTATTTTTAAACCTCAGAAATCAGGAGATAATGAAGATGTTAACATGTTTTGTATCAAAAAAGTTGGAAAAGAAGAATATCAATATCATCTAAGTGTGGAAAAAATTAAAAATATTTTTAATTCTATGTCAGATAGAGATGTCTCACTTTTAGGTTTTATCAATAATCATCCTTCTAATTTTATCGTTGATTTTATTCCTGTTATGCCTGTTTCTGCTAGACCTTATGTTATCCGTGACAATCAAAAACAAGAAGATTATTTAACCACTGGATACGAAGAAGTACTTTCAAAAATTATTGAATACTATCAGATTGATAGAGAAGATAGTAAAACAACTACAGAAGAAGAAAGGAGAGAAGAATGCTTGAAAAAGATTATTTACATCTATGACCATTCTATTCAGAATTGTGACCAAACTCATCGAAGGTCACCTTCTGATGTCTGTAAATCTATTAACGATAGAATTTCTGGAAAAGGTTCTTTGATGAGAGATAATATGATGGGTAAAAGAGCTGATTTTACTGGTCGTACTGTTCTAGGGCCTAATCGAAGTATTTCATTTGGAGAAATAGCTACACCTTTAGCTATGGCTTCTGTTCTAACAGTTCCTGAAATAGTAACAATTTATAATTATAAGTATGTAATGGACTTGAGTGCTTCTGGTAGGATAGATTATTTGTGTCCTTCAAAGGGTTCTTTTTCCGGAAGAAAATTAAAATACGATAGTCGAAAACATAGTATTAATATTGGTGACAAAGTTGGAAGATTTTCCGAAAATGGTGATATCATTCTTTTCAATCGTCAGCCTACTCTTCATCGTCAATCTTTCTTAGGTTATGTTTGTAATTTTCAAGATAAACTGTCTCTTGGTATTCACTTATCATCAACGAGTGGACATAATGCTGATTTTGATGGTGACGAAGGAAATCTTCACATGCTTCAGACAATTGATGCACAGATTGAAGGAAGAATGATTATGTATTGTGCTAACAATGTCATGAATTCTGCTCATTCAGGACCTGAAGCTGGTTTAGTTATGAACAGTGTAATTGGAGGTTATTTATTAACTAAACCAGAAGTTGTTTTCAGTGAACAAGAATTTTACGAAGGTGTCAATTCTATAGAGATGTATGAAAAAGGAAATTATACTCAGAAAAATTTATCCACTCTCTTTGAAAGATTGAAAAAATACCCAGAAGTTAAAAAATATTCCGGAAAATCTTTAACATCTTTGCTTTTCCCAGAAGACTTTTTATATACCTTTGTCAACAGTGATGGAGGAAGTATAAAAATTAGAAATGGAATTTTGGTTGAAGGAGTTCTTACCAAAGCACAGGTTGGTTCTACTCCGGGTTCAATTATCCAAAGTTTGTGGAAACAATATGGAATGGAATACACAATTCAGTTTATTTCAAATGCTAACTTTTTGTTCAACTGGTATTCTTTTAAATATGGAATGACTATTTCATTTAAAGATATCAAAATAGACGGTTTTGAAGAATTTAATGACTTCAAATTAGATGAATTTGAAAAATTAAACAAAGAAGTTATTAGTCTTCCTAAACTGAATGAAGATGTTGGATATTTAGAAAAAGAAGAAAGAGAACAAAAAATAATTAGAATGATTAATGATAGAGAAAAATCAGTAGAAAATAAGTTTTACACAAATTATTTAGAAAGAAATAATTCTCTATTTATTATGTTAAATTCTAAAGCTAAAGGTAACGAACGTCAAATTAGAAGTTCAGCCGCTTTTGTTGGACAGAATATGATTAGTCAAGATAGACCTGAAAAATTAACTTCAGGCGGAAAAAGATGGCTACCAACTTTTCATGTTGATGATATGAGTATCTATTCAAGAGGATTTGCAAAAAATTCCTATTATCAAGGTTTAAATCCAGACGAGTTTTTTGCTCAAGCTCAGTCAGCTAGAATTACCCAAACTGACCAAGCCATGCAAACAGCAGAAACCGGTACTCTTCAAAGAAAGATGGTAAAAGCTCAAGAAAATTTAATTGTAACTTATGATGGGACTGTTAGAAATCACAACAATGTTATTCTTCAATTTAATTATGGGTCTGGTTTCGATGCTGCTAATATGGTTGTTTCTTACAACAATCTTGGAATGAAAGCTTTATCATTTATTAATTTGAAAGAAGAAGTAGAAAAAGTAAATACTTCTGAAGGTTTTGATGATTTTGATGTAACAAGTTATATTGTTAAATTATTCAATACTGTCAACAAAAAATATGGTGATGAAAAATTGGTTGAAGAGGAAGAAGATAGAGTAAAAATTAATAATTTGGATGACTTTCAAGAAATCCTTACTTCTCAAACAGATGATTTTTTTGAAATTTCTGTAGATATGGATTAATTTAACTTTTCGTACAAAGGAATAAAATTAGATAAATAATTAATAAGATAAATAACAATATATATGTTTTCAATTATTTTTGGAATTAAAATTAGTTGTTTGATACTAAATGTAGAAAAAACAAAATAAGATGATACTAATTCATTTTTTGTAGAAACTAAAAATGATAACATTTTGTTATCATTTCTTTTTAAATATGGAAGAATTTAAAGTCATAGGAGACTTAGAAAAAGATAATTCTTTGGAAGGTAGAAATAAGGATTTACTCCTTTTCTTTTCCAAATATGAGAAAGAAGATGACTATCATTCTCATAGAGAAAATCTTTCAAAATTATCTGAATTTTATCTAAGAGAAATAATTCAATTAGGAGATTTTGAACTTCCTGATATCGGTCCAAATCCAGAAATACTTAATTTTCATCTTTCACTAGAAGGATGGAAGAAAGAATATATTGAAGAAATTAAACATGCTATTAAAATTTACGAAGGAGGGAATATTGAATCTTTGGAAGAAGCTGTTATTTTAATTGAGATTTTGAAAAGAAATCATCCAGAGAAAAGAGAAATTTTAGAAAAATTAATAGATGATTTAATAAATAACAAATTTACAAATCTATTTGATTATACTAATATGTTAAAAATAGAAAAAGAACATCCTAATCAGATTCTTTTTAGTTCTTTATTCTTCTACTTTGCCACTCTTTTGGAATAATTATTATTGTTAAATAATAATTAATTTTTCTTAGTTACATTGGTTTGTAATTCTTCGTCCTCTTTATAAATATAATAACCAAGAACACCAAAAATTATTAATCCAACAACCAAAATAATACATCCAGCTATCAGATAAGAATCGTTATTTTTTGCTTTAACTCCTTCAAAAATAGGACCTTGGTTCCCTAAATTGTTATAATTCCCTGATTCATAAGATAGAGTACAACTATGTGTGGTACAGGGAGTTCCATCATTTGTTTGAAATCTTGATACTTGATAATCTAATGTTCCTTCTGTTCCGGTTGTTATTTTTTGGAATGCCCTATTGGAGCAAATAGTCATGTAAGAATAATAAGGAGAATTATCTAAATTAGTCTTATATTGTACAAGATACGGAACATATCCAGCAGAACAAGTGACAGCTTCATCTGTTTGTGAAGGGATTTCCCTTGAAGTCCCGTTATCACATACAAAATTATTGTACATTTGGTAATTTATAGTAGCGTTTTGAAAAAGTGTGGGAAAATTCTCTTGTAAATAACTGCTTTTTGAAGCTTCTGTTGTATTACCCCCAAAAAATGTACTGTAACTACATCCAGGTGTAATGTTATTGCTATCTAGATATTCTAAATATTGGACAGGACTAGTAAAATCAGAAGACGAACATCCTCCGGCTGTCTCAAAAACACCGATAGGGTTTAACGGAATGATATCGCAACAACTATAGGTCTGGTTAGTTTTGTTGAACTGACGATACTCATGAGTTTGTTCTTTTGTTTGAGAATAACAAGTACAGTAAGGGTCAGACGGAAAATCTCCACATGTATGTATGCTCATTTTATGTTTAAAAATGAATACTTTTTAAAAAAATCTTGTCTCAAATGGATATTCAAATATTAAATCAGGATGAATACATTCCATCCACTGTCACCATGGTTTCTTCTTTTGATAAAACCATCAATCCGAAAGATGTCGCTGAGTACCTACCAGTAGTTCATCTTTTTCACGAAAAAACAGGAAAAAGATTAAAATTAGATTCAGGAACCCGAACAAGTATCAAATATTATGGAATAGAAAATATTATTATTTCTGTTTGTTATAAGAAAACCAGACGCGGTATGAGAACAGGAGCCATGAATAATATGGTTTCTTTAGACATTCAACACGGTGGAAAAAATATCCATGTCAAATTATCTTCAACAACTATTACCAGTGTCGGAACCTCTGGTTACCAATTTGGTGTAGATGTTTTTAATTTAATGATTCAACATTTGAATATGCTCAACCAAAATATTAAATATATTAAATCTATGGATTCTGAAACAAGAGATAAAAATTTAGAATGGGTCTTTGATAATTGTGTAGATGAAAAAGGGAGATTAGTAAGTGTAAAATCATTTCTAAAATTAATAAAAAATAACAGTTGGATAGATAAAAATTTTGCCAAATCTTGTATTGTTTACACAGATGACTTCGAACCTCACCAAATTGACGAGTATCGTAACAAAATAAAAAATTTTATTGAAAACACTACTTTTTATAACGGAGACCTGAAATGTATGAAACCAAGTATTTTTAATTCTGTCTATCATATTAATTTGTTTAAAAATATTAAAAATAAGAGAATTCCTTTACATCGTTTAGCTCCTTATTTGGCTGAAAAGAATTTTGTAGTCGAATTTCATAATTGGATATCTGAAGGAGTAAATGTTTGTTTTGATATTGAAGAAGAAAAAGATGGAGTTCATCATAAAGATAAAGAGTACAAGCACCGTTTTACCATTCATGAAAGAGGAACTATGAGACAATGTTCTCCTACTTTTAAAGAAGAATCTTACAAATATTATCTTGGAATTGTAAAACAAATAGAACAATTTTTCAAAGATACTAATACCGCAGAAAAATATAAAGAATATATAGAATATGGTATCAAAGAATAAATTTATATTTAATATAAATATAAATTTTATTTCTTTTTCTTTTATATTTAATTTATATAAAAGAAAAAGAAATAAAATGGAGATATTACTAGGTGAAAAAAGCAGATGGGCAAGTTATGATACTTCAAATTTTCCATCTGTCCAAATTTATTTTAATTCCAAAATAAGAAACGACCAAGAATTTCAACAATTTTTAGATGATTGGGAGAGTCTTTACAGAAGAAAAGAAAAATTTATCCTATATTTTGATACTACTGATGTTGGAATGGTAAGTATGAAATATGCTTTTCGAATGAGAAGTTTCATTAGAAAATTAAAAGAAAAATATCCGCCCTTTTTAGAAAAGAGTTATATCAAAGTTAATTCAAAATGGGTCAGATTTTTATTAAGTATTATGTTTAAATTAGAAAAACCAGTAGCTCCGGTTTATCTTTATTCGGGTGATATCTCAGAAGGAAGATTTGCAGTTTACAATCCTTAACTGGTTCTAGCAAAATATATAACAATAATAACAATAACTAGGAATAATAGAGAAAATATTCCTATTAACACATATAGTGAAACTAATTCTTTATTTCTCATTTGTTTAACCAAACTATTTTTTTGGTTAGAAGTTAAAAATACTGGTTTTTCCGAATCACCTAATCCTACCAAGGAAGCATTTTTTTTAGAATCGTTATATAACACACAAGAATTTGTTTCTTGACCATTGCCAAAACAATAACCGCATGTTTCGTTGGCACTACAATAAGAATACATAAAATCATGATGAGCATCACCTTGAGTAGTCCATGTAAAAATAGTACTTTTAGTATTTTCATTAAACAAAGGATTGATTGCAATATTTGGAAAATCTGATTCACTGTTTGATGTCCAATAAGAACTATTGAGTCCATTTAGTAAATTTAAAACAAAAAAGGTAGAAAACTCTCTGTAAAAATACTGTTGAAATTTACTGTTTGGGTCTATAGAACTACCTGTTGTATTTTCTCCATCATTTGGGTTATAAATGGTAAAAACAGAGGTAGTATTTAATTTACTACTTAAAGAATAAAACTCTGTTTTCCCTAAAGTAAAACCACCCGGAAAAACAGCAGAATTAATAGCTGGGATAAAATATATTTTAAACCAATTAGAAAATCTAAAAGATTCTATGTTTTCTGTGCTTGGTACAATATCAAAACCAAAAGCTTCGTTTCTAATTTCATATTCTATCTGACATGAATTTGAACCAGCGAGTGGAATAATATTTATTTTTCCATACATATGTGTGTCACTTGTTAAACTATACTTAAAGAGGATATCTTCATTTCCATTATAAGAAATGGAAGAAAATTTAAGATACATGAAACTAGTTGTATCCGTATTATCTAAAAATTTAATAATTCCGTTTTTCTTATTGATGAGTTCAAATTTAGATTTTTGAGAAGTCCATTCAGAATTACTAATTCTAAAATACTTTTCTGTAACACCATTCAAAGTATTTTCTTCATTATATATTGTAAATGAAGTAGTGCCAAAAGTTATTTTTGGAACATTAATATTAAATAAAGGATTGTTAATTCCTGTTGGAGTAGTATAACTGAATAAACTATTAGAAGTATAACTAGTATTTGAATCTATAGTAATATTATTTTGTGTTTGAGTGGTAGAAAATATTTTTCTAAAACACCAGTTATATTGAATATCTGTATTAACACTATTGATTTGAAAATCTGGAACTAAATCATATGGTACGGAAAGATATACTTGATTAGATGATAAATTAAAATTATTATTAGCAATATTAATATCAAACCTAGTTCCACTTCTGTTATCTATCTGAATATCAGAAGGATTATTTGACAACTGGTTGGAAAAACTTGGTTTTAAGGTGTAAACATTATTTTTTTTACTGGAAAAAAAGTTAATACCATAATTATTACTACCTCTTTTTTCGTTAAATTCCATTTGGACAGGTCCTTGGTTTTGAGAATTAGAATTATAGTTTGTCACAAAATCTGTTGGATCACAGCTCCAAAAAACTCTTTGTTTTTTATTTCCAAAACTGTCTAGAAAATTATTCATACATAGTAGAAAATAAATATCTTTGTTTGTTTTTCCGGCAGTATTTGGTAAACCTTGTAAGAAAGTAGGGAGATTAGATAATTCTGTCCCTGATTCTATTATACCTACCATATGAAATCTAGTATTTGGAGCAGATACAGAACCTCTAGAAAAGAAATTAATCGAACTCGACATTTTTATAATATTTTTATCTTATCTCTCTTCTTTTTTATTTGTATCAGTTAAAATAAAAAAGAAGATAGAAATATAAAATGTTTGAATTATGTTGTAGTCCAATAAGTGGTGGTAATTTTATTTCACAAGTAGCTATTTTAACTTTTTTACTAGAAGTAAGGTATAAAAGTCGGGAAATAGAAAAAACACATTTTGATTTATATTTAGGAGCTTCTGGTGGAAGTTTATCTAATACTTTATGTACATTTTTTAATGAATCTAAAGAATCTATTGAAAGAGTTCTATATTCATTAGATTCTAAAATGTTTGTTCAAAATTGGTGGAAAGGAAAAGTTAGTTTTATCAGTTCTAAATTTGTTTCTGTTTTTAAAGATTCTATTTATCAATCAGGTAAGGGAGCTGTGGAAAATTTTAAAGGTTTGACAGATGAGAGTCATTTTGACCCAAAAAATATTCCAGAAAACTGGTTTTTAACATATAACAATGATAAAAACATTCCTTCTGTACATTCTGTTTTTTGTCAAGAAAATAGTAATTTCCAATTAGAAGAAGATGATTTTGAAGCTAAATATTTGGATTCCAAATTTGAAAAAATTATTGAAACTGTTATGGCATCTGCTTCCATACCCGGTCTAAAAAAAAGCGTAGAATTAGATGGAGAAAATCATGTTGATGGTGGTGTGGCCAATCCATCTCCTTATTTTTACTTCTCAGAACTCATATATCAGAAAAATAAAAAAAAAGAAATAACACCTCCGTATCATTTTCATTATTTATTACCTCATGATTTGTCCATTGAAAAAGAAGATACAGGTGCTTGGGTATCAGATGTTTTACTCGGAATTCAAAAGATGATAATATTCTCTATTATGAAAGATAAAGATTTTGTTTTTGAAAATTGGCTCAGATTAATAAAAAAAGGAAAAAAGGATTTGTTAAGAGTGAAAAAAGAAAATATTAAGAAAAAAGAAATTTTACAATTATTAGAGATTTATAATCAATATGATTATTTTGCTGTTTTTTCTACACCAAGCAATACAATAGATATTACTTCTTTTGATAAAAAAGATTTAAAAGAATCTTTTACTAAATGTTATGACTCTATTTTTATAGAAATTTTTATTAATAAAAATGAATGATAATAAATCTAATATTACTGATAATAAATCTACCGGTGATAATAAATCTACTGATGATACTAATACTAATACTAATACTAATACTAATACTA